CCAATCGGACACCTGTAGCGCGTAATCCCTGGTGACCCTCACGTTTTCTTCTATTTCGTCTGGGTCTGTGATCTGGACAATCATGTCATCGCTCATCGCTTGGTCTCCAAAGCAAAGAGGAAGGCGTCATTATAGTTTTGCTGCTCATCATTAAGGCCAGCTTCAAGCTTGTATGTCACCGAACCTGTAGTGCCAGAGGAATCGATAAAACCAATCGGAACATGGATGCCTTCTGGCGCAGGTCTAACGCTGAACGTCTGCGAAGTAAACAAAATCGTCGATCCGCGCTTCAATCTGAACTGGCATAAGCACTGGTCATTATGGGATCGAGCCATAAACTTGCCGCCAAGCTGAACTGTCGCACCTGTTTTCGTCAATGTCACGGCTGCGATCTCTCTGAATATGCGAAAGCTGCTGTTGCCGGTAAAGTTTTGGTTGCCGGAGTTGAGGTCTTGTGCGACCTGCGTCACTGCGTTTGTAGCTAACTGATCTGTGTTCACGCCAGCGGCGTGGATGATCAGCCTGCCCAAGCCATCGGTGTCTAGCGTTACGTTGTCTATGTTAATGCGGTTAGCGTTGATTGTTCCCGTCGTGATTGCGCCGCCAGATATAGCAGTCACATTGGTGTTGACCTGACCGCCAGTAATGAAGCCACTGTTGTTAGAAAGCAGAGAAATGTTGCTGCCACCGACAAGAATGCCGCCAGCACTGATGATTCCCGTCACATCGAGCCTAGCGGTTGGCACTGTTCCTGACGCGATATTCGACCCGTTTATATTCGAGACCGTGACCTGAGCCGCGTTAATAGAACCCGCAGTGACAGCACCGAGATTTGCCGATATAGCCGACAAACTTGTCACGTTCAATTTAGAAGCATCTATGGTCGATGCAGCAATCTTGCCGCCGGTAATCTGGTTTGCGGCGATATTAGCGGTCTGGATAAACTCGAAAGTACCGATAGCTGCGACCACCGCAGATGTGGTTATTGAGCCGCTTTGAATCGCCCCGATAACTGCAGAATCAGCGAAAATCTGAGAAGTGTTGATCTGTGCCGACGTAATCGTATTCGCAGCAATCTCAGAGGCCGTCACTGCGTTTGCCGCTATTGCGTTTGCAGTTACGGAATCCGCTGCCAGCTTGACAGCACTAATCGCCCCGCTTGCGATGGAATCAGCGACCACTGCACCGGTTTGTATGGACGCGCTAGAAATTTGACCGGCAGTGAGGCTAGAAGCTTGAACCTGACCGAACACCTGTGTTGCTAGGTTCACTTGATCGTCAAGGTCAGACGCGCTTATCGCTTTGCTGAAGCTGGTGCCGGTGAATCTGTAGACCTTGTTATCGCTAGAAAGTAGGACGACTCGACCCTGAAAGTTGCCCGTCGTTGGCAGGGATGAAACTACCTCCACCGGTCGCACGGTGTTACTGAATCTGTCTGCTGCTAACGTGCCAGTCAAATCCGCTGCATTGACTAGCGAGGTAAACTCTGGAACCGCGCTGTTGTAGCGGTAAATCTTAGGCGGACTGTCGCCCGTATTAAATACGAACTTTGGCCCTGTGTAGCCTGTCGGGCTGGGCAGACTAGACACGACCGACACTGGCTCCACGCCTGACGCAAACGATGCTGCTGTTACTGCGCCAGGGCTTACCGATGACGCTGTGAATAGGTTTGTACTCCAAGAGGAGCCTGTCCACACGAATAACGTGTTAGTCGTAGTTAGGAACTTGATTTGTCCCACATGGTCACCTGTGACGCCGGACAAGGTGCTGACAGGTTCGATACCGAAGGCATCACCTGCTGCAAACTGATCGAGCACTGGCTGAGCCAAGTCATCGAGCACAATCTTTTGCGTCGTGGCGTTGACGGAGTTACTAATCCCAGAGAAGTTGCCAGAGCGATCCGCGCTTCTGAGCCAGTAATATCGCGTGACGTTATTACCTAAGCCAGTGACGGTGTGCTGATCCGACTTGGTTTTGACAATTAAGGTCGAGGTGGCTTGGTTGTCTACCGTGTTCTCAAATATCTCTACGAATGCCAAATCGCTATCAGAAGGCAGGTCGTAGTTGAGTTTGATCTGTTGGATGCCGCCGGTTGCGCTTATGTTGCCAGGAATGCCAGGAGGGGTTTGGTCTCCCTGGAGCGTAATGTTCAGAGTGACAAATGCCGATACCTTGCCAGTAACTGTGACGGCCCTAACACGGAACTGGAACTCCTCAAGCTCTTTCATGCCGGTCACAACAGTCGAGAGACCATAGACATTTACCGACGAGAAGTCGGGATCAGCGCCTGAGATGGCTTCATTTACGCCGCCGAAATTTAGCTCGATGGTCGTAGCGTCTGCCACAGAGCCATAATCAACGGTGGACGTAAACGAGTTGGCAACCGCGCCTAGATCAATCTCTCCAGCAGTCGTGCGTTTGAACTGGACTTCATAGAACTGGACGTAAGTGTTTGGAGTCGGCGCAGTCCATTTCACCTTAATCGCAGGCAGCACAGAGCCATCATTGCCCAGCGCAGTGGTCTCTGTGAGCGTCAAATTAACTGGAGGGTTTTGCGTCGGTGTGTTGTCAACGATGTCGGCATAATTCGGATTGTTTGGGCCGACGGTAGCCTGGACATTTGACGTGTCGTTGTCTGGGTTGCGATCTGACCTCACAAACGGGCTGGCGCTGTTCTTGTTCTCCGCGTAGGCAAAGGCTCTGATCCAGTAGTATCGCTGATCGCCTATAGCAAGCGGGTCAACTGGGTTGCCTGCATCGTGAAAAAACTGAGTACCTCTAGTCTCGCCAATCAGTTGCCCGTTGTTCCACGAGGAGTCCGCAGAAGCATAGATTGCAATGGTCTCGAACAGCTTGGGATTACTTGGGTTCGTCCAGTTCAGCTCGATATGCTTGAGGCCAGACGTTGCCGTGAGGTTTTGAGGGTCTGGGACACCCCTAAATCCCGCCGTAACGACACCACTCGCCGAGATTGTGCTGTATTCACTCGCCGTCGGGTCTGCGTAGCTTCCAGAGTCATCTTCTGCGAGCGTTAGATTTACAACGCCATCCTCTGTATCACTGAAAGAAAAGGCCGCACAACGGAATACCTTGGCGCTGTAGTTCAGATCGCTGACCGTAACGCTAACGCGATCCCCAACCTGTATGCGCAGACCTCTCAGATTAGCAGGGTAGTTGATGACCTTTTGCTGATCGCTGAGTTGGATCTGCTTGTGTGCCAACCTTTGCGCCATGAAGCTGTCATTGGTAAATGATAACTGTAAGTCTCTGCGCAGTACCTCGTTGTTATCCCTGCTTACTGCGCTTGTCAGTTGTACTTCTGGAGCCTCAACGCTTTTGTGATTCTGGCTTGGGTCGATAAATACCGGCCTAATCGTGTTGAACCGGCTACCCCTCTCGACGCTGGTCTTTACGGTTATCGGGCCTGCCAAATCGTCTTCGGTCAGAGCTTCAGTCGGCGCGACATACGCACCCGCTTGGACGGTATAAACTCCGTTGGCATAAATGAGAGTGCCATTCATTGCCGACAATATCTTGTTGATATTGGCTCTGTGGCTGTCGGTAGCGTATAGAACACCATTCGCGGTGAACCGCTTTTGAGTCTGGCTGTTGGGTATTGCGACGGTAGCGTCACAAATATCCGCCGCTGTAACGATTGCTGACCAGTTGATCTTGCTCGCAGCGACACCTAGGCCGAATTTAGTATCTGTGAGGTAATTTGCAGCGCATAGAGCAGGGTTTTCGCTCCACGCTTGATATGTTGTGTTTGTCGGCGAACCTCCCGCAGAACCGCCCGCAGCGACCTCCAATCTAGGGTCATAGATGTCGTTTTTACCCTTTACTAGCGCCTTGATGTCCCTTGGTGTTAACCGATCCCACATCTCCTGCGATGAATCTGTCATCTGCCACTTAGTCACGAGATAGCTGATGCCTCTCGCTCTGTGAGAGCTAGTGAAAGCGGTGAACGTTGGGGTTAGTAGGGTGCTAGATGTCTGAGTCGTTGTGCCCTTCTTGCGCTCAATCGTACAGATAAACTCTGACGGTGCTTCGGTTGTCGGGCCAAAATTACCCGCCGTAACTCTGCCTTGGGTATCAATTTGGGCATCGGTTATCACCTCGTTGTCGAAGTGAATGTCTGTAATGTCTTCTACCTCATGCCCAGTCAGGGCAACACCATGGTAAAGATCTTTGTTGTCTGTACCTGCTACACCAACGAAAAACAAAGGGCCAGAGACTAATGCCTGACCGTATACCACTTTCTGTGGCTCTATCGTTCCCCTTACCGTTTGCTGCCTTGTGCGATCTGTGTCCGACTGAGGCATCGTCAAATCGGGCATCAGACCTTTGATTGCCAAGGGTGCGGATAGAATGGCGGTGCCTGCGATAATACTACCGACAGCGCCAAACGATGCGCCGGTAGCAATAACGCCAACGGTCTCGACTGCACCGATGATAATGCTGCCAATGAACTTGATGGCACCTATTACGTCAGGCATCTATACGCTCCATCCCGCTAATAGGTAACGCTCTGGCACCCTCGACATTCCGTGCGATGTCAAACAAACAACATGCTCGCCTAGCTTTATGCCGCACACTTGATCGACTATTGGTAGCCTGACAACGCAAGGGTCGCCATCATTCAACTCCGCGCTGGGCTTTCCTAGAATGCTGATGATTAGATCTAACAACTCACCGCGCCGCCCGATCAGAAGCTCTGCCTGAGCTTGCGAGCTATAATTGAATTCAGCAGCGTAATCCTTGCCGGTAAGCTCTCGCACGATAAAAGCTACAAACTGGCAGCAGTCTGCATCACCGT